TATGGAAGATGCGCGCATGTTTCTGGGTTCCGTTCCTGTTTGGCGACGGCATCCGGTGCGATGCTGGCAACACAAACAGGTCAAGAAGCCTCATATTGATTTCCTCGCCCCACCGGATGACGTTTGCATGGGTGCAATGAAGCCTGTGGTTGTGAACTATGTCTTGGCATTTGAAGACCATGACGCCGCCTTTCCGAAGCACCCTTTTTGCTTCCTTGAGTGTTGACCGATAATGACTTTCCAGCTCGTCATATCTCCAGTATCCAGCAAATCGCTTTGCCATGACCATTTTGCCGTTTCCTTCCCTCCCTGCCCTGACATAGGTGAGGAATGGCGGATCAAATACGAAGCTATTTATCGACCCATCCGGCAATGGCAGATCATCGCTTGATCCTGCCTGAACGCCATCCTGTTGCGGGTCGATGTCGAATTTTAGCAATGGTTTTGCTATGCTTTTGTAGAACTGACCATTCCCATACGTTGCATCGCAGTCAAAACCATCTGGGCAGTGCAGTTCTATGATGCCGCGCAATATGTCCGATTGGTCTTCATATACGGATTTTACGACCCCCATCCCCATCACCCCTTCTTCACGAACTTGGCCTGCCCCTTATTAGGCTGCGCTGTAAACTGCCCATCCCGAGCCCACCCATTCTGGAGCAGGATCGAGACAACCCGGTTGCTCATCAGCCTGTCCCGCCTCGAGACCTCGATCAGCATGTCGCTGAGGATCTGGCTCACGCAGGTCTCCTGCTTCCCAAGCACCTTGGATAGCACCTCAGATGTCCAGGGATCGTCTATGAGCCGTGCCTTCGTCTCCTGCGCTGCGATGGTCTCCGCAGCCCTTGTAAGCCACCACTGCTCGCCCTGACGGTATCTATGGACTGCCTCGCCCCATATCTGAATCCTGTCCCTCTGTAGGCCATCTGTGTCGATCCTGCCGACCTTCACCGGCCAGAACCGCCTGTTGCCCGTGTCGTCCCGCAGATAGTCCGTCCGATTGGTGGAACCAATGAAGACGCATTGCCGGGGGAAGGTAACCTCGTTCCTGCCGTAGGGCGGTCTGAACCGTTCCTCTGATCGACTGATGAACGCCTTGACCACCTCCACCTCGGCCTTGGAGACGTTGGCAAGTTCGGCCAACTCGATGATCCAGCGCCCCCTGACGTAGCCGCTGGCCTCCTTGGAGTGCATCGGAGGCAGGCTGTCGCCAAAGAACTCTGGACCGGCCAGCACCTTGGCTGCCGTGCTCTTTCCAGCCCCTTGGCTTCCTTCCAGGATCAGAACACCGTCTGCCTTGCAACCGGGCTCCATGACCCTCGCAACCGCGCTGACGGCCCATTTGATCCCGACCTCCTCGACATACTGGCTATGAGCAGGATCTTCGATCTCCACCCCTGCATAGGTTGCCAGCCATTTATCCAGCCTCGGTTGCTGATCCCATGCCGCTTCGCAGTCCTCCAGAAAGTGCTTCACGGGATTGATGATGGCGTCGAACACCACATCGTCGATGGCGTCGGCGACCTGGCTCTTGGCTGCTCTGGGAAACAGGTTCCGGTTGAACCAGCTTGTCGCGCTCAAGATGTCTCTGTCTTCGATCTCGCGAGGCTTGAATTGCTTGTTTGCCGGGGTGCCGGGAATTGGCTTCAGCAGG